AACTATGACAAATTACTTGGCGAATTGGAATGACTCTTTCCCACCAATTAACTTATACAATTATAAAATAGAAAGAACGACAATGGATAATTCACAAGAGCTGTTATCAAATATCACAGTTTTCAACAAGTATGCAAAGTATGTAGATAAGCTAGAGAGACGTGAAACTTGGAAAGAGTTAGTAGACCGTAACAAGGAAATGCACATTCGGAAATACCCAAAACTTGTAGATGAAATTGAGTTAGCTTATAACTACGTGTACGATAAAAAGGTATTACCTTCTATGCGTAGCCTACAGTTTGGTGGGCGACCAATTGAACTAAGTAACAACAGAATGTTTAACTGCGCATTTAGTCCAGTAGACCACCCTGCTGTGTTTAGTGAGACTATGTTCAACCTATTAGGTGGGAGTGGTGTAGGGTTCTCAGTACAGAAACGCCACACAGACCAATTGCCAACCATTGTAGGCACTAAAGACCGCCAACGTAGGTTCTTAGTAGGGGATTCAATTGAAGGTTGGTCTGATGCTATTAAAGTGTTAATTAAAGCCTACACACAAGGCAAGAGCGACCCTGTGTTTGACTTCCGTGATATTCGTCACAAGGGAGCTAGGCTAGTAACTAGTGGTGGTAAAGCACCCGGACCTGACCCATTGCGGATTTGCTTAGATAAGTTACGTAGTGTACTTAATGATGCTGTTGGTAGAAAACTACAACCATTAGAAGTACATGACATGATTTGTCACATTGCAGATGCCGTATTGACAGGTGGTATTCGTAGAGCAGCCTTGATTAGTTTGTTTGACAAAGATGATTTAGACATGCTATCTGCTAAGGCAGGGGCTTGGTGGGAGTTAAACCCTCAACGTGGTAGAGCTAATAACTCAGTAGTGTTGCACAGAGATGAGACTACAGAGGCAGAGTGGAATAGCATTTGGAAGAAGGTAGAAGATTCAGGTAGTGGTGAGCCGGGTGTGTTCTGGACTAACAACTACGACATGGGCAGTAACCCATGTTGTGAGATTGCTCTAATGCCTAACCAATATTGTAATTTAGTTGAAGTAAATGTTAGTGATGTTGTAAGCCAGACAGAGTTAAACTATCGTGTAAGAGCAGGGACTTTCATTGGTACGTTACAGGCAGGGTACACAGACTTTCATTACCTTCGCTCAGTATGGAGAGAAACTACAGAGAAAGAGGCACTACTTGGTGTGTCTATGACGGGAATTGGAAGTGGAGCTGTTCTAAAACTAGACCTGAAAGAGTCTGCAGAAGTGGCTAAACAGGAGAACGCTCGTGTTGCTAACCTTATTGGCATTAATATCAGTTATCGGATTACTACTGTTAAACCTGCAGGAACTACCTCACTGGTCTTGGGTTCAAGCAGTGGCATACACGCTTGGCATAATGACTATTATATTCGTCGTATGCGTGTTGGTAAGAACGAGCCATTATATGCCTACATGAAAGAGAAAGTACCAGCCCTGATTGAAGACTGTGTACACAAGCCTCACTTAGAGGCGGTGATGAGTTTCCCACAAAAAGCACCGAAGGGAGCTATGTTAAGAACTGAGAGCTACAAGGACTTGCTAGAGCGGGTTAGACGTTTTAACCAAGAGTGGATAGGTAATGGACACAATGTAGGTGAGAATACACACAACGTAAGTTGCACCATCTCATTGAAAGATGATGAGTGGGTTGAGTGTGGTCAGTGGATGTGGGATAACCGTGCTGAGTATACAGGAATTTCTGTATTACCCTACAACGGTGGAACATACCAGCAAGCACCCTTTGAAGACTGTACAGAGGAAGAGTATCTTGAGATGTATGAGCAGTTAGCAAAGATTGACTTAACCGAGGTAGTAGAAGGTGAGGATAACACAGAAGCTAAAGATAATTTAGCTTGTTCAGGTGGTTCTTGCGAAATCTAAAGGAGACACTATGTATTTTATAGGCACACAGTTTATTACAGGGGCATTGATTGGAGGTGAGTTTATCACCTACGAAGAGTTAGGGTACGAGGGAGATGGTTGGTACTTGTCACTTAACTTTGCCATATTTAGGATAGTTATAGAAAAGGGAAGTGCAGATGAATTAGAGGGTAATTAATGATTATCAGTATTTACTTAGCTTGGTATATATGATATACTATACACTCTTTAAAACAACAGGGAATTATCATGTGGACTAAACCAGCAGCTACTGAAATGCGTTTCGGCTTTGAAGTTACTATGTACGTAATGAATAAGTAAAAGAAGGGGGCTTAATTGCCCCCTTTTCTATTCCTCTTTACCAGTAGCTTCCTCTTCTAATGCCCTAGTAACAATTGAATTAATGATACGGGGACTAACTTTCTGTAAAGATTTCTCCATAAAAATTCTAGCCTTACTTGGGGTTTTAAGCAATGCTTTTGCTGCTGCGTAAGATAATCCACCCGCTACCATTATGGGAACAGCTATCACAGGACTTGCCCACATTAATGCACTTCCTGATACGATACGACTACCTACCGCCAGTGACCTATAAGTAAGGGCAACCTTATCCTCTTCACCTCCTATGACATTCATGGCTTTCTTAGAAAATGATTGCAATGGGGCATTTCCAGCACCACCTTGTATAGTTGAGTTTGCTTGGCTAGTAGAGGTCTTCATCAATTGTAGAGGACTAAAGTTACCACCTCTTCCCGAAGCAGCCTCAGAAGACTTAGAAACTCTAACTAGCTTTTCAAATGCAGCATCCGCAGCCCTCACCCTACCTGTGGGGTCAACTCTTGAAATAAAAGCACTATTGTTTGCTCCTAAATCCTTGTATAAAAGATGTAAAGACATCCCTCTATAATCAGTTGCGTTCTTGAATTTCTGAGACATACCCTTAAAAAATCTATCTAATTGTTTAAGCTGTTGCCCATCCACTTCTAAGCCATCTTTCATATTTTTTAATTTAGATTTTAAATTACCTTCAACAAACTGTTGAAACTGCTTGTACTCTTGTTTGTTTAGTTCACCCTTAGCTCTAGCCATTGTAGCTTTTACACCATTAATGTAGGCATTATCCAAATTGACAAGATTAATATCACCAAGTGCATCATCATAATACTTCCCAATAACCCTATTTGTATATTTAACTACCTCTTGTCCATCTTTTAACCCTGCTGGAACTTTCCCACCAATCCCTGAAAGAACTTCATCCGCAGATGATTTAACAAAGGACAATCTAACAGGATTAGAAAGAGACTCACCTAATGTCAATACATTATCAATCTGTCTATATACCCATCCCGGAACTCCTTCATATGCATGCCCCGGAGCTACTTTTACCCCTCTAGCAATTTGTTCAGCAGCACCTGCTTTTAGAGTAGGAGTTAAACCAGCAATTACCTTAGCAAAGCCACCCCCAAGTATAGCTGAAACCCCCGTTTGAGCAAGTTTATCTAAAATAAATTGGTCTGTCTCCTCATCCGCAGATTGTACAGGTAGAAAAGCCCCTCCACCTATGGCAGCACCAGCTCCCTCAATTACTTTAGGATTAAACATAGTTTTAAGTTTAGTAGAGGCAGAAAACATCTTACCACCTAGCACAGCACCTGCACTTGCTCCTCCTAACGTCATTGGCGAAGCGATATTACCCGCTAGTCTAGGGAAGTCAAACCCAGTAACACCTGCTTTTTCCCTTTGAATTTGATATGCCTCATCTAATCTAGTAATCCTTGCTCTTTCTTCTGGACCAGAAAATTGCATAACCGCATTAATAGGGTCTTCAAACAAACCTTTAGCAAACCCAGTAGCACGTGCTTGTGTGGCAGGGTTAATTCCAAAGGCATCTTGAGCTTCTTCTACATTAAATGATGACTCCTGAGTAGGAAGAGGGCGTACCTCTCCTATTTGGTCATTCTCAAAGTTTAAGGTAATCTCTTGCCCATTCTGAAGCTCACTAGGGTATTTAGCCTTAAGCCATTCTTCTGGAGATAGTTTTTTATTATTCACAACCTCTTTAGGACTACTTGTTTTGGTAGATAGGTTATTGAACTTGGTAACATATTGTTTAGTTTCATCAGCAACAAATTGTTTCCAATCACCTCCTGTTTCTTCTGCTCTTTTTAAGGCTTTTTGTAGGTTACCCGGTCCAGTATTATAAGCAGCAGCAGCCTTCTCTTTGTCTCCATCAAATTCTTCCAACATGGCATTAAAATACTCTTTACCAACTCTAGTATACTCCTCCTCAGACTCATCTTGGAGGGGTGTTATACCATAACCGGGGTCTTTCGCAGTTGCTGGCATTATTTGTGTAATACCTTTAGCACCAGCAGAAGAGGTAATAAGATTCCCTTGAGCATCCCTATGCTTTCCATTAGATTCTATGGAGATTATTTTAGAAAAGTCATCTTCACCACTTTCCAGAGGTTGACCATACTTTTGAGCATACCATTCTTCTGGAGACATTAGACACCTCCTTGAGATGCTTGATATTCTGCCCAATCTTCATTAGACATACCTGAAGGTTGTAAATATACTTGAGGAGCATCCTCTGAAGGGGTCTCTTTACCATCAAGACTCTTATAGAACTGTGTATCACCCCATTGTGTTTTATAGGAATCTTTTGAAGCAGCAATCACCTTGTTAAATCTATTTTCAATTATTTTAAATTGAAACTTAGCATCTTCTTCATTTAAATTGGAACTTAACTTAGCAAAAGCCGCTTCAATCATAGGCCACTCTCTTTCGGTAATTTGACCAATTGACCCACCCTGTCTTATAAAAGATAAGCCAATTTGCCGCATATTAGCAGAAATTCCCTCTAATTTTGTTTTATAATTCAATCCTGCTCCGGGTGTGTTTTTAGTAATCATGGCATTATAACCACCAAAGTTACGTTCAAATCCCTTCTCGTCTGAGTTTAAATCCTTTAGCTTAGTTAAAGCATCCTCTGAGTTTGCGATTGTAGCTTTGGCATCTTTATATGTTTTAGTAAAATCTGCTTTCTGTTCTGTGTGTAACTTACTTCCCGGCACAGACTCTACTCTACCTGTTTCATAGTTTCTCAATTGGTCTTTCTGAATCTCAACTTCATCTAACCAACTATTAGATTTCTCACTCCCACCTCCTGTAGCTGTCTTGAAAGTCTGAGTTTCAGCATCAAAGATTGAACCCCCTTTAGCCACGTTTGAAAACCTTTTACCTGAGTTAGTGTCTTTCATTTGTACTAGAGCTTTATATTGTTTAGCCTCTTTTTCTGTAAGACCCTCATTTGCCTCTTTATTAGCATAGAGTACAATTTGTTGTTCAATAGAAGCTAGTTGTGCTTCTCCAGCTTTTCGTGCCTGTGCGTTATTCTTACCTATTGTAGATGTGTTTAAATTAAAGTCTTGAATAGCCTTAGCTCCCACTTGACCTATTTGGATAGATGCTTGAGTATGCCCACCTTCAGCCATTCTTCTTGCTAGTGTAGGGTAGAATTCATTAGGGTTGTTAATATCTGTATCAGCTTGTGTTTGCTGTAAAATACTCTCCATACTCTTTGCTCTCTGTAACTCAGGTGTTTCAATACCAAACAAACCCGCAGCAGTGTTCATAGCTTTACCAACTAAAGCACCTGTTGCAGCTTGTCTACCTAAGTAGGCATCTTGAACTGCTTTAGGGGCATACGGATTCACACCTGCACGCCCTAATAACTCTCCAAAACCCATACCACGGTCAACTTGCATATTTTCTTGTTGACTTTCAAGATTTGGGCGTAACCCAAAAAGACCTTCTAATAAATTTGCCATATTATTTCCACCCCGGTGCGCTAAACATACCTAAACCACCACCACCTACTGACGTAGAGGTAGACCCATAAGGAGAAGCTCCTCCTTTACCAGACATACTAGGGGACATGCCGCCTGAATACATTTTCATACCTATATCAGCGACTTGACCCACTGTACCCAATAAGCCACCTTTACCACTATCAACTGTAGCATTTTCATATGCTTGTTGCATTTTTTGCTGTGCTAACTGAGATTGAAGCCCTCCCATTGCCATACTCATTGGTACTTGTCCAAGCTTCTCAATGCCAAAGCCTTGATTCAATATATTTCCATACTGAGAGTAGGGCTGGCTTCTAAGAGCCTGTCCAGTATTATAAGAACCCATGCCAGAGCCTTGTAGGGCAGTGCCAAAATTAACATCACCTTGTTGTTGCTGTCTGCCATAGTTCTGGGAATCAATAGCCAATTGCTTATCTGCTTGAGACCGTGCTGACAACAAACTATACTGCTCTGGGTTAATATAACCACTAGCGGCAAAAGAGCTACCAGCACCACTACGACCTGTTTTAAACAGGCTATCTGCCAACTGACTATTCTCAAACTCTCTATTAGGAGCTTGCAAGGCTTGAATGTCATTGTAGTATTGCTGCCCTACTTTCTGAGGGTCTACACCAATAGCTTGGTTAAGGAAGTTAGTTCCAGCACCATACGTATTAGTAGCATCATCAATCATACCACGAGAGAAGACTGATTGCGCCTCTGTAGGGAGAAACTGGTCAGCCGCCCCATAGAATGTATCACGGATAGCAGCTAAACGTGGGTCTAGGTCATAGCTATACTCACCAGTTTGAGGATTTGCTGTAGCAGTTCCAAAACCAGACCTAGCATTAGCAGGTGTAATTTGGATTTGGTCAGGCTTGTCTCCCTTACCTCCACCACCTTCTAAGGTAGCTGGTGCTTTGCTAAATGGTTTCCTTTTAAATGCCCGCTCAGGCAACATGTCAATCATGTTGTTATATCTCATAGTCTTTTCTCCACCGTAATGTATATACTTTCAAACCCGTATTTCTGTCTCCAAAGCCTAGCAACACTCTCTCTAGCACTTCCCCGAACTGCTGTAGCACCATTCTGTTTAGCATAAGCAAACATCTGCTCTGTATGCTCTTTAGAGGTAGTGCCTCCTATCGCATTAATATAAAACACCCTATCGTTAGGGTAATTTGTAAAGTAGTATTCTACAGCCCCTACAGGGATGTCATCTTTCAAGAATAGCATAAGCTGGTGTGAGCCATTTATCAGACTAACCTTAAGTTGGTCTGCTGTACACTCACCTTTTGCATGCTCCATAGCATCTTCAACCCACTTACCTACCTTTTCCCATGCTTGATGGATAAACTCAATTGGTACTATTGTAATAGTGTTCATTATCGTAACTCATGCCATGCGCCAATAGAGCCTGAAGCAGCTACGCTATAAGTAACCCCATTAGGAACTATAGCAGTTTGCGATACATACATAGGACGGTCTCCAAACTGGTTGGCAAATTGACTTATTAACAACCCCCCTACATAAAGATAAGTTGCACCGTTTGCACTGAGTGTAATTCTGACAGATAGCTCAATAGGACCTCCTGTAGAATTGGTATAAGTAGTAGATAATGCCCGTGAAACAAGTTGCCAAGTTTGTCCTACACCAACAGAGGGTACTACAACTGGTGTTGAACTTGCCCAGTTAGTGCCATCAGAGGTTAATAGATTACCAGAGGTGCTAGGAGCAATAGAAGAGATTGCTGAAGTACCTTCCCCAACAAGTACACTATTTGCAGTGTGAGTAGAAGCACCCGTACCACCATCAGCAACTGTTAAATCAGTAATCCCTGTAATAGTGCCTCCTGTAATAGCAACAGCATCTGAGTCTTGGCTGGCGATTGTTCCTATACTAGCTTGAACAAACGCTGTTGTTGCTAACCGAGTAGTATTATTCCCAGTAGTTTGCGTAGTAGCTGTAGGATTCCCCGTAAAAGCAGGAGAGTTATTCTCTGCTTTAGTTGTTACCGCAGTGGCAATGTTGTTGTACTCAGTGTTAATCTCAGTGCCTTTAATAATCTTACCGGGGTCTCCTGAAACAAGGTCATCTTTCGCGGCAAAGTCAACTGATTTAATATAATTACTCATAATTTTCCTTAGTAGGTTTTACCTAATTTATAGAATATTTCTGCTTTTTGTATAGAGACAGGTGCGCCATTAACTTCAGTAGTTACACCAAATTTAATTACATTACCACTTCCTCCAAGATTAACCCTAACCTCTGAGATTAGTAAACCACCTGTATACTCACCTATACCATACTCAGCAATACTATATTCAGAAGGAACTTCTGAGGAGGAACTCGCATAACTTCTAGATGTAAATAAAGTAGTGTAGTCAAACCCATACTTTACAACATAGTTTTGAGTGTTATTACCAATAGTAGTAAAACTTGCTTTCTTTAGAAACTTAAGGGATGAAGGACTATTTGCATCAGTGTTAGATGTAAAAAACGACATCAAGTAAGAAGCAGTGTTATCAGTGTATCCAGTATACTTAGCAATGCCACCCATTGCACCTAGTAATAAAGTTCTAGATTCAGTAGAGCAATACGCAGTGAAAGACATATCTGACCAAGTGGTAACTCTAAAAGAACCATTTGGAAGTGGTGCGCGTGTATCAAAGCAGTATACAGTGTTGGTTGCTGGGAACGATAGTAGGTAGAAAGCATCTCTTTCATAGTAAGCACTCTTAACATTAGCCATAGTATTATTACTGATACTAATAACAACATCATCTCTAATATTCATAGAGACTTCACGCATTGGCATGGACTTCTCTTGTACAGTACGAGATAGACTGCGGACACCACTCTGAGACAAGAATAAGAGGTCTGTGCCTGTGTTTTGTACACTGTCCCTTGCTATGCACCCAACTCCAATGATAGAGTCTGCTAGAGCCATAGAAGTGGGGTCAGAAGCCCCACTATATACAAGAATGTTATTCTTACAAAAGATTATTAAAAATCCATTGTGGTTAGCCAAGCCAACTATCTCATCATTAGAACCAACAACGCTAGATATGTCTAGTATACCAGAACCAGCACCAGCAAAGTCCCATCCCTCTAAAAGACGAGAATAGAATATTGTTTGTTTGTTATTAGATAAATCAGCAGTCCAAACTCTACCAAAAGCAGAGAGGACTACATTAGGGTCAAAGTTACCTGTAGTTAGCCCAGTGGGAACTGTACCCACGTCACCAACTTGTTGCCAGACATAACCTGTACCGGGGTCATTATAAACCAATAGGGGATTGCCCCTTTGACCAAAGAAAGCCTGAGCCTCTGTGCCTACACCTAAGCCATAGTTTAGTACAGCACTTTGCCAGTTGTCAGCAGTGGCTACAAGAGCCACGTCACCATCATTAGCAGCATTTCTTACAGGAAGAACTGTAAAAACATCTTGCCCTTTAAATAACTTACCATCTCCAGCAGAGAGGTATGTAATAGTACCTGTGGAGTCTTTAAACTCCATTAAGGTCTTTAGATAGGCAGTATCTGACATAGTGGCATTGTCTGTAGTGACATTAAGCCAACCACGTCTACTACCTAGTCGTCCATACTTATCTATAATGCAATTATTAGCTTCTGTTGCATAACCTGCTTCCAAAGACACTTCACTCTCTTGGGTGTTTATTCCAAAGAAGCCGGGTGCATTTAAAGCAAGGGGACGTAATTGTCCACTCATACAAAACTCCAGATAGTCTCATCAGGGCGATTACCAGCATCAAACGCAATGAGGTCAGATGCAATCCGTTGATACCGAGCCTCTTGCTCAGTGTAGCCACCATCGTCACCACGCTCAGAGATTGCTCTAGCCAAAGCACCTTCAATTACAATTTGATACGGTACTTGGATAATGTCAGCATTATCATCTAAATCTACTTGAGGATTAACAGCGTTAAATCTAACTTCTTGCACAGAGTTAGGAACTGGATATAAGTCCACCTTACTAAAGCCGTCTATAGAGTAGCCATTAAGATTGTAGTAGGAAGGTACACCATACACTAAAGGAGTAATTAAAAACTCCTTGTCAAACCATTTAGTAGTTTGGTAGCTTAGCGCATAGTTAGAAGTGTCATTGATAACGTCTATAAGACGTGTACGAACTCCATAGCTAGTTAAAGTGTAGTTAGAGGCACTTGCTACTGTAGTAACAGTTACAGTGGTGCGTAATGCAGACCAAGCCCAAGAGTCCTCTACTTCACGTTTTACTACGTTTACTAATTCGCCAATAAGCTTACTATAAGGAGTGTCCTGTACAGAGGTGACCTCGTTTTCACGCAATCTTATCAAAACTTTGTTGACAATTTCTAAATAGGTCATTTAAATCCTTAGTGTATGTGAATAGTATAACATAATATTATTAAAAAGTCAATAGTTATTTTAATTCTACCATTTAACTTTATCAGACCAGTAGGCAGCAGACATCTTACCTTTTGCTATGTTCTTAGCATGACGTGCTTTAAAGCTCTTTTGACGAGCTTTCTCTGACTCCGTAGTGGGGTTTGCTCCTGCCCCAGAAACACCTTGCTGCCCAAATCTAATCAGCTTGGTAGTAGCTCCCTCTTTTGCCACTACCGCGTGGGACTTTTTTCCTTTGGGTGTTTTCTTAGGTTTGTTATATCCTTCAAATGTCTCACCTCTATAATTAATGCTCATAAGTTCTAACTCCTTTTATCTATATTAAAACAATTATTTTCTGTGTACTTTTTTAACTTTTTCCATAGTGCGTAGTCCACCTAAGCCAAGCATACCACCTAGTAGTGTAATTAGTGAGCCTAAATCCAGCACTGGAGGTGCTGCAATAGTAAAGATAGTTGATGCCCAAGCCAACAAAGGCTGTAAAAAGAAACTATATGTTAGACCAAAGACACACACCCATCCAACAGCAGGTCTCCAACCTGAGACAAACAAGCTATGGCTTTTTGCCTCTTCTTGATTAATTGCAATTTGTCCAAGAGAGATTTGTAGCTCTGCTTCTAGCTGTTTGAACTCACCTTGCATTTGTAGTGCATGCATCTCTGCCTTAGCTTTAGCAGCTTCTCCAGCATCAGGGAAAATCTTGTCTATCACTGTGCTAATTGCAGGTATTAATAAATTAAACATTGTTTATTCCTTTGTTATACGTAACTCTACCAGCTACTCTAGAAGCGGTGAGGTCTTGCTGTCTATTCTTAGGGTCAAATGAGATGTGAACCCACCGTCCAAACTCGTGAATAAGTTGGTCATACTTAATGTTTGACTCTTGTAACAGTTTGCAGATTTCGTAGGGAGTGCCAAACCCATGGCATACAAAGTCAATTGCATATCCAGTTGTATGAGAGCTAGTGCCACTACCACCTACCAGCATGTTTACTACTTTGTTACGGTAGCCACTTGATATATGAACTGGCTGATTTCCTAATATCTCTCTAACAACTTCCATATTCTTAGCAGTTAGCTTTAGGTTTTCTAAATGTTCTGGTGTAGGGGTGTTGTCAATGCCCTTACGGGTTGCCGTTTGCGACACTGTCAGCTCATCAAGCGAGAAGTGTTTAGTGAGTTTCATGTGTTTTTTCCATTCTCTTGTAGTGAGCGATTCTGTCTTTTCTTTCTAGCATTTTAAACACCCAT